CCTGCATTCTGTAATGCCGCAAACGCGCTTAAATACTCAGTCTGTGACACTGCGCCTGTTGTGACACTGCGAGCTTTCGTACTCGCCGCTATGGCCGCTGAAAGATCCGCATTCCCTGCGCTCTTTTTGATCTGATCAACGACGCTCTGAATGTTGCTTGTATCTAACGCTTTACCAGCCATTAACATGGACGCAATGCCAGGCGTTTTCACCTCCTGAATCGCAGCCGCGATCAAGTCGTCACCCTTGAATTTTGCACTCAGCTTGTTGATTGCATTTACAATCGTTGTGTAATCCGCACCAGTTGCGATGTAAACTTTATCAGCATCCTCTTCACCGGCACCCTTTAGCGCCTTCAAGGCATTCTCTTTTTGTGCAACGTTGCCTGCGCTTGCAATTGCCGCGCCTCCGATAGCCGCACCGGCTCCAAGAATACCTGCACCTATCTTCCCGCCAATAGCGCCAACTTTCGAAGCATTCCCGGATATTGCCTTAATCTTCGAGCTCAATTTTTCAATAGCAGCCATCCGGCCTTCCACTGTTTTAAGAGACTGCGCCAGTTTTTTCACGCCTTCGATTTGCGCCTTTATAGACTTTCCGGCTTCAGACGGATCGAAAAATGCCTTGAATTTACGCTTCAACGCAGCTTCTTTGGCGAGCGCCTTATAATGCGCCGCTTCGCTTTTAAGGCGCTCTTTTGCCGCTTCAGCTGACTTAATCTGTGCGTTTTTGGCCTTCCATTCATCGCTGTTTATGTCAGCTATAAGCGCCTGTTCCTCAATCAGCTTTTTGATTTCACGATCTTTCATCATCAACGACGCAGCAACATTGGACGCATAAGCCTTTTCCAATCCAGCGACATCCTCGACTTGCGAAGAAAGATCCACATACGCACGCCCCATCTCGTCGATGTTTCCTGCAGCCCTTTCAAACGCAGCATTCATTTGCGCAAGGGCCTGTTTAGTTTGTGTGCTCTGAGTGAGATCAAGATCTATTGTGTAGGAATTTCCAGCCATAACGCTCCTCGATTTGAACTATTTCCATTTTGGAAATAGTTGCCTCACGTCGTAGTTATTTTGAGCTGTTCGGAAAATCTGAACAGCTCACATTATTATTGTTCAACAACAATAATAATGGCTTTGTTGTCAGAATCTCTGTCAACGTCCATCGGAATAGCCTTCAATGTCGTTCCTGTGAGTGTAAGTTCTGCACCGGGCTCGCCGTTGATAGAAGGATAATATTTATACGTCTTCGTATCAGTTGCTGCCGCTGTAATTGTAGCATCCGACCCCCCCATAACTACTGTGGCCGCACAAGCCGGATCTGTGGTAGGTGTAACAGGATCGCCCGATGTGTCAACAACGGTGAAACTCAAACCATGATAGACAACGCCGAATGCACCGTCTGTAATACCAAGAGACGTATCACAGTAAATCCAATAAATTTCATTCAAGCTCCAAATTGGGGCAGGTAATGGTCGCGATTCTTCTCGAATGTATATTTTTTGCTTGTTGAAATCCTTATAGATGCTCTGGCAGTGTCTACCAGTTAAATCCATAAACGATCCTTCAATTGAATAACCACGATATTCAGGATTTAATAACGTGCATCCACCCTGCAAGCATCGTCCCATTCCTTCATGGATAAGAATCACCGCATTCGGATCGATATATTGTTTAAGCGTTCCATCCTCTGCCTGATACGCGCCGCTGTAAACAATAAGGTTTAACTGTGTTCCATTAAACACTGCCATCCCACAGTAATTTGCACTGTCAATTTCACCGAATGACAACACGCTTCCTTCCGAATGAATCGCAATAACGTTGTCTTTAAAAGACGGATCCTTTTTAAGTATCTTCCAAGCGTTCACACCCATGAGAACATCTGTGACTTTGTGACCGTGCTGAATAATTTTGTCAAGCATTGTACAAACGTCATCATAAGGCATTGCGCCATTCTGGCCCCATGCGATAGCAGGAACAAAGTGGTTGTTGCACCCTTTTGAAGGATCATAGAATTTTACCTGAATATGATCCACATCCGCGCCGACATCATCGCTTTGTGGCTGATCAAATTCAATTTTTCCTTCAGCGAGAACGAGCGATCCAAGAAGCTCAATCGCACGATCTGTTCTCATTGCAAGACGAACTGCTTTAAGATCAAGAAGGTTCTGGTATGCCTGCGAGCGATTCAGATCTGCACCCATTGCCCGACAGATACGCTCAAAAAGAACACGATCAAGGTTTTTGGGATCAATCTCATCTTCATTCGCAACACGAGGCGGCATCACAGCGTTTGAACGCCATGGGGTAGTATTGCCATTTTTGTAAGTGGTTGTGAGAAATGCGCCTTTTTTGAGATCTGCGGAATCGTAATCAAAAAGTACCTCTTTCCCCATGAAATTGTTTTCATCTCCGGGCCTAAAATATCGAGTTGATAGAAGGACGCTATCTTCAACTTCAACTGAAAACCCTTCAGACTGTGCAACAGTGGAATTTACATTTACGATCTGAGACATAAAAACCTCCTATCAGCCATTTAAAAAGGTTGCGAATTTCTTCGTGTCAACCTTGTGAACAGCCTGAACATTCTCTTTTTTTGCAATCGGTAAAGAAGCCTGCGGCCTTGCCAAATTCTTCAGCATTGCATCGATTCTAGCCTGCTTGCGCTCATCATCCTCACCGCATGCTGCCTCAACAACAACTTCTTCAGGCTTTTCAAGCCGAGAAAGTCTTTCTTCAATTTCGCGAAGGCGGTTTGTCAATTCTTCAACGACATCATAGAGATCGCGTTTTTCTTCTGGCTTTTCCTCGACCTTTTCCTCTTCTTTTTCCTTCACCTGCTCGACAACCTCTTCAACCGGCATTTCTTCAGCCGCCTTAATAACATTCTTTGCCATAACACTATCCTCCTGTGGATTTTGGCGTTTTTTGATAGAGGCTGCGTATCTTTTACACACCGCCTCAAGTCCAGAATCAAAATTTATAATTTCATTGACAAGACCTAATTTCAGCGCCTCGTCTGCCCCTAAAAAATTGTCTCCAACAAACAGCTCCTCTCCGAGTTCAGGATTTTTAGCCTTAATGATCATCAACTGCCTGCTATTGCACCACTCGACGCCAGGATCGTCCGTGTTCCCCATCCCGTCATGTGCCGAATGAATCATAAGCGTACCTAACACAGACATTTTAACATAATCGCACGAAATTGCGATAATAGAAGCTGCACTGCAAGCAAACCCATCGATGTATGCAACAAGCCGTGAATTCTTTTTCTTCAGATTTTCTATAATAGTAATCGCTGAAAAAAGCTCTCCACCATAGCTCGCAATATGCAATTCTATTGGTTCTCCGTCAGGAATTTTAGACAGTTTGTGTCTTATATCCTTTGCGAGTCCCTGCGTTATATCTTCGTAAATTTCTATTTCAGCCATGAACAGTCCTCAATAGAGCTCGTCAATCGGCTGTGAATAGTTTACGCCGTTGATTTCAACTTTTCCCGTGAATCTGTTTATGTCAAAAATTGAAGTGTTGCTGCCAACTTTTACTTTTTTGTAAACTGCCAAATTCATTGGCAGTTCTGTCGTGCCTTCAGCGCCCTTATTGATCTCCGAAGTCGGGATCTTCGTAATATACCCGGCTGCATATATGCGATATGCTGACAGTTCTTCCAAACCGCTTTGAGAGTTAAAATTGGAAACAGCATAAGAAATCAACCAGTGTTTCAAGCCTGGCTGAAACAGCAACATCGCTTCCTCGTTGTCAGGAGGCACAGTCACACCGATTTGAAAATTGTCAATTCTGGTAAAGTCAGGAATTGAAAGTGTTCCCATCAGGTTTATATCAGTTGTTGCAAACTCAATATCAGGTGCAGAAATAGCGATATTATCGACCTGTGGATTTTGAGAAACAGGAACCCAATTCTCATCACAAGCCCATACAGCACAGCCCTTGATTTCAACAAATTTTGTAATGGATTTTGACATTATGCCGCCTCCGTATAGGCTTTGAGCCCTTCTGTCGTGTATGAAAGATCCATCTCAATATATTTGGCAGGAATAACAGTCGTATAAACAGAGCTGAAATAGAAGTAGCCTAATCCGATTTCTGTATTGTTTTCAGGCCTGAACTCACATTTTGGATTTCCGATAAGCGCCTTGATTAAAACGAGCCGGTCTAAATTTTCCTGCTCTTTTGTCACAATGCTGTTTCGAAGATCAAGATCCATTGGATCATCTATAACGCCGCGCCATCTGTCGATAAACCCGTTGAAAAGATAGATCATCATTCTAACGCCGCTGTCAAATTGATAAAGCGCATCGAAGGTGCCTCCGTCGCTGAATGCCGACGTGTGATCGCCCCATGTGGTTATATTCTGATTTCCGTGATTGCAGATCGTTGTAACACCTTTGGCACAAATATCAGTCATGTTTGACTGCCTTGCTGTGCATTCAAAATAAGCAGGTGAGCCACCACCTGACATCGCATAAATGCACAATCCCTTCGCCCAGGATATGTTTAAATTGCCAATCGACCGATAAGGCACATTGGATGTGTTTTTTGCATCCTGCGCCGCATACATTGCAGAAATCACGCTAGACAGATAATCAGCTGATTTCACGGTTCCGTTAGCGTTGCGTTCGCTTATCACACGGCCCCAACATGAAATAATATGTCCATCCGTCGTATCTTTCGAAATTTGATCCGGAACAGCTTTACCGGACGCGCTCACCTGATCCGCGCTTTCAGCGACATCGAGAACCGCGATCGCGCTGTATGAGTCGTTTATTTTTCCGTCGCATATCGATGCAAGTGCAGTAACAAGATCCGAAAGCGTTCCTGCATGAGCTTGTATAGCCGGAACACATAGAATATTCGGACGCTCGCTTGTGTTCAAGCAGATAGAAGCAAGCGAATCATCAAGAATTGACGCTATATCGTCGTTGTCAACAGAAGACTCGTCTGTTACACTCGCCGCCACATTCACAAACCATGCGTGATCAATTCCTACTTTGTCAAACGCAATTTTTGCCGCGTCATCGAGTGCAAGTCTTGAACCAGGCTCGTTCCCGCCATGGTATGTATTGATATAATCTCTGTAAGATACGCATTTCACAGCCTCGCCGACATGCGCCGAGCTTCCATAAGCGCACCCAAAGTAAACAACACAGTCAATGACAGAAACAGGTAGTTGCCCTATACTGTCTTTCACAACGGCTTTTGTGCCGTATTTGTAAGCCATGCCGACCTCCTATCGCGATTTATTGATAATTTCTATCAACGCTATTATTTCACACACGGGCGCCCTGTAAAGCTCAATGAGAGAGCAATGAAAAAACATACTCATCTGCACAATTGATTGCTCAAAAGCGCCCGTGTCCATCAAAAAAGGTAATCTAATGCTTTTTCAGAAAGATGCAGAGCATCTCTTGCTGACAGCTGTAAAACGTCGTTCAGCGTCAACCGGCTGTCATTTTTTATGGCCGCGATCCATGCAAGACCGATTCTCAAATTGCTATCGCATCGAGGCGAAAGATCACCCGCGCTCACATCTTTCGTGTCATCGCATAAAAAAGCACGAACTTTTCGAGCATTCTTTATATCAGAAAGAGACAGCTCCTCAAAATCCATATTCAGAGTTGTTATTTTCTGTTCTTTTGCCAGTATTGGTTTTGAAAGTGTGTACTCGACCATATATCACCTCAATTTAAATGCGCCTTTTTCGGGCCTTCAAATTTTGATAAATCGCCTCTAAGATATGCTTCGATTGCATCTTTAGCCTCAATCCATCCATGACAAACCGCCACATGAAAACCAACGTTTGCGAGATTGTAAAGCATCGACGATTGCATGTTTGAGAGACGTCCACCATTCTGTTTTTTCATTTCAATGAATAGACCTCTACCGCCATATCTCCCAGGATACGCCAAAAAAAGATCCGGAACACCGGCCCGAACACCTTCATCTTTTAACCGGGCTGCTGTTATTGCATTCCTCAATCCGCCATTCGGGATTGCAAAAAGCAGCTCTTCGAGAACTCCAAACGCGTTGCATTGAAGATGCCACCATTGCATCAACCTCACTTGCTCGACATGTTCTTCAGTTTTCATATATACCCCATGAACGTTTATTGATTTTCAACCTTTATACCGTTTGCGCAAAATGCACATTTTTGGCTGCAATAAATATCTCCTGATATTTCGTCATAGACGAAACAATCATCAAATACTGGTTCACCGCATTCCCTGCATATAGGAACAGGTGTTAAATCGTTATCTCTCATTGCACACGAACACGAGCAATATATGAGTTTTGTGCCATCAATATCTCTATATGTCCAGCCTTTTGATTTTGCACTAAAAAATCTCCCACAGGCATCACACCTCATTTTTTACCTCCCTTTGTTTTCTGTGTGCAAAGTATTTTTTCATCCGCCTGTCACACTCTTCGATAATCCTATCTTCATTCCATGCGGAATCCCTATACATATATTCAACAATATTGAATGTCTTTGTGTCAACAAGACCATCTTTTTTTATTCTGTTTTCGTAAAAAACAGGAATCGAAACACAATTTTCTTTTATCCACTTATTCCCATGATGAAGATATTTTTTAGCATTACTCATGCCATGGTAACACACATTTTCATAATAATAGTCATATCTTAAAATTCCATCTCGATGCGAACATGATGTGAGCCTATTAGGATATAATTTCACCCCCAAACGTATTCGCTGCCCGATCGTTTGCCGGCTTAATCCAATTGCACGACTCATTTCTGATTGAGACTTGTAATGTTTTCCGTTAGTATCAACACACGGTTTTGACCTTCCACCCAAAGTTTCAAGATCCTTTATTGAAAGATTATCCATATCAAACCCGCTTTTTCTTCGCCGATTCAACACACCTGTTTTCTTTCCGAACAGTTTTTTTTCTGCCTCATAAAAAGATCTGTATTTAACGCCATCAATAACAACCGAGTTTGATTTTCTTGTTGTTCTCTCTCTTTTTTTTACATTTACATTCAATCCTTTTTTTACGATTGCGCTGATATATGACAGATGAACTCCAAGATCTTTGGCAGCAGAGGTAAATGAATCGTAAACAACGCCATTGATAGTGCATTTTTTTCGCCCAAAATGTTTAACTTTCAATTCTGTTTTATCGCTTTTTAGAAATGAAAAAATAGTTCCACGGCTAACGCCAAGCGCTTTCGCAGCTTTAGACCTGGAAGCATAAACAACTCCATTTATTGTGCATTCTAAACCTTTACACCCTTGTTTATTCATGGTAAACTCCTTTTGCTTTTTCGCCACAAGGCGAAAGCCGTTGAAAACTGAATCCGAAAGGAACGATACGTGAAGATAAGTAACGTCATCGTAAAAACCGAATGGTGTGTAATCATGCAAAAGCCAATGTTTTTACATTGGCTTTTTTCTTTTCCGTTTTGGCTTTTCTTCTTTCGGCATCATATCCGCCATGCACACAAACTCACAATTTTTCCAGTCATAGAATTGAATCGTTTCGGGCTTCAGGAAATCTCCAACGATATAGTTTTTTTCCATTATCTCAAAAAGCCTGTTCAAGTGTATATCGTCAAAATGAATATTATTTCTGAACCAGTGAGTAATTACCTGCCCGACAGCCTGACATTGGCATTGCTGGATATTATCTGCCTGAATATCAACTGCATAGACATCTCGTAACGCATCCAGCGTGTCGTGTGCATTGTCATAACGTCTTATCTTTCGCTGAACGATTTCCCCAATAAAAACACCGTTCCCACACGCAGGCTCTAGCCATGTTTTGCCCATTTCATAAGGGTCTGTTCCATCATCTTCCACGTCGATACAATCGATCATCTTTTTCACGATGT